ATCATATTAAGTTAAACCAACTGATGGCATTCGCGTAATGAAGGTCGTAAGAGAAACAACTGTAACAAGAGTTAATACAAATGGATGAATGGAGAGCTCGGTCGTTAACGTAACAAGGTTAGCCTATACAGGTTCAACTTGTCCGAGTTTATTAATAGAACCACAAAGAACGAATTTAGTTACTTATAGTGAGCAATTCGATAATGAAAATTACACTAAACTTAATTCAAGTATAACAGCAAACGCATCTATTTCGCCAAGCGGAATTGTAAACGCTGATAAGTTAGTAGAAAATACTGCAAACACGTTCCACCTTGTAGGGCAAACAAGAAGCCTTTCAGTTGGAATTGTAGCTTATTCTTTTTATGCAAAACAAGGTGGGAGGTCAAGTTTAAGAATTGACCCCGCAACAACGGGACTTGCGCCAATAGCGCACACGTTTAATCTTGAGAATGGAACTTCGGTTGGCGGATTTATTGAGCCCGCTGCAAATGGTTTTTTTCGTTGTTCGGGTACTTTTGAAGTTTTAGTTGCGGGAACAAGAGGTATTTTTATTGTTTTATTAAATTCTTCGGGAGTAACTAATTATTTAGGTGATGGGGTTAGCGGTGCATTTTTATGGGGATTGCAGTACGAAGCGGGTTCTTACGCTACTTCTTACATTCCAACAACTACTGCAAGTGTAACTAGTAATGCTGATGTAATATCTAAAACAGGAATTAGTGATTTGATAGGACAAACAGAGGGGACTATTTTTGTTGTATATTATTTAAATTTGTTAATGTGCTATTTAAACAAGAAGCAGCTTGAAATTCACCACCATCTTCTATAACTCGTTGTTGAAAAGAATATATAAGCAAAGAACCTAATATATTTGTTTCACCACTATAACTTGCTGAATAAACTGAACCCCAATAGATAGAATTGTTTATAGCACCTTGACCCCAACCTATATTGTTATTTATAGCACCTTGACCCCAATCTATACTATTTGCCATCTTTACTTGTTTTTATTTTATTTAAAAATAATTCTAACTTCTTTACGTTAGTTTCTTTCGGTTTGTAAGTTTCTTTTTGTGCGGCTTAAAACACGGATTAGATGTATCAGGTGGAACTATTGTAACAGGTGCAGCAATGGGTGACTTAAGTGGTTACACATTAACGTTATCAGGACAAGAGCCTGTTCCTGCTAATTTCTTAACTACTGGTTTAACTACTGCTGGATTTACAGTTGTTGAAGGTGCTTAATTGTTTGTTTTTTTGATGTTTAAAGGGGTGACTTCGGTTGCCCTTTTTTTATAACTATATATAAACGTAATAACAAACTTAACTAATTTAATAATATTACTACGTTTATATTTTTTGTTATGCCTAATACTACGATTTGGGGACGAAAGGAATTTCCAACTCAACCTCAATAACTTTGTAATATTTTACGTTTTCATTTGGATATTTACTTTGTTGGTCTATAAATTGTTGTACCGCACTTTCAGGAGTTGTATATATCGGGAATGTTGTTTGCCATCCTTGATTTACATCATAATAAAAAATAACATACCTATTGACTAATCTTGGTATTACTACACTTTTTGCTTTTGTTGTTTCTAATTGTTCCATTTTATTTTTAGTTTTTATTTAATATTTACTTTTGCCGTACTAGGCATAACAGCAGTCTTGAACTACCAGCCGAATCAACGCACCGCATAGGCTGGCAGTACAAGGCTGCGAACCGTTATGCAACAGTTTCAGGAACTATCTGCAAACATTCATCTAATGCATCTGCTAAAGCCTCTTCATAAGTTAGAGCCTCGCTTCCATCAGAATCAGTGTCTAAAGGATTAGTTATGTAATATGAATATCTATGTTTATCTTCTCCAATATAACACGCAACTACAAATACATTAATATTATGAACTTCTCTTAACCACTTTTGTAATTCACACATCCATAACGATATACAGGTTTCATTAATCATTACGTTTTTTCCACCTAACAAATAATCATTTGTAAACTTTGTCGTAACTGTTTTAGTCTTAAACCCTTTTTCTTTTGCTAATAAAGCAGTTTCTAATTTTATTAATTCTTTCATTTTTGTGTTGTCGTTAAAAACCGTTGCATAACAGCAATTTGGCAATATGTCGGTTTTGGTTATTAATTTAAAAATTGTCTTGTGCTTGTAAAATCAGTTATAACCCGATACATTTGGCTTCTTTTATCCACCACATCGCCAAGTTGCAGGACGTTATAACTCATTTTGGCGAACCCGAATCAAACGACTTTTTTTATCGAAAATCACGTTTTCTTTATCTATAATTTTAACCTCACTAATTAGAATTTTACAAGGTTCATCCAAATACCAAATGTATTCAGGGTCTGTTTCTGAAATCATACCAACTTCGCAATATTGAGGGTTAATTCCTTTTGGTTGAAAATATACTGTATTCATAAAAAAACGAGTTATAACAGCAATTACACGCTATTGCTAGATTAGTGATTTCATTTGAGCGTATTCATTTGGCTTTCTTGCACTATCTAAAGCATCTAAACCTTTTCCGTAAATCATATTTACAGTTCCCGTAATGATTGCATTGTTAGTTGAAGAATATAAAAATCTATCAATCAAATATTGAAAGTAATTATTGTCACTTCCGTATTCAATATAGTTATTTTTTTTATTTTCTTGTATTTGAGGACTTGTATAAGCACTTAAATTTACAATTGATATATTACTCATATATTTTAAATTCGTTTGTTGTAGTGTTCGCTACGTATTGATTTTCATTAACTGTATAGAAAAGAAGATTTAGAAAATGTAAATTCTAAATTAGTAAATGATGGATTTGGACACAACAATCAAAATTATAATATCTTTCTTTATAAAGGTGGTCCAAGATGTCACCACAAATTTTTAAGAAAGACTTTCGTAAATATGGAAGGAGTTAAAATTGATGTTAATAATCCAAATGCAAAAACTATTTCAGTAGCAAAAGCAGAAAAATACGGTTATAGAATTAGAAATGAAAAAGAAGTTGCAATGATGCCAAATGATATGCCATTGAAAGGATTTCACCCAAACAATAAAAATTTACCTAAAGACGTATAATATGGCAGAAGCATTATTTATATCAACAAATGATATTGTTAAATTCACTAATTTAAACGGTAATTTAGACCCTGATTTATATACTCAATATATTTATCAAGCACAACAATTACATATTCAAAATTATTTAGGAACAAAACTATATGATAAAATCAATGATGGTATTGTAGCTGGTAATTTAGCAAGTCCATATACAACGCTTTTAAGCAAATATATTAAACCGATGGTAATACATTGGGCAATGGTAGAGTTCTTGCCTTATTCAGCATATAAGATATCAAATAAAGGAGTTTTTAAACATAATTCTGAAAACAGTACGACAGTTGAGAAAAACGAAATAGATTTCTTAATTGAAAAAGAACGTGACGTGGCTCAATCTTATACAAATAGATTTATAGATTATATGAGTTTTAACCAAGTTTTATTTCCTGAATATAATGCAAATTCAAATGCTGATGTATATCCAGATAAAGACTCAAATTTTGTCGGATGGGTTTTAAATTTAACAATTCTATTAACATTAATAATTTAAAAATAAATAAAAAAGCGTATGCAAACAGAAATTTGGAAGCCAATAAGTGTATACAATGGCTATTATGAAGTAAGTGATTTAGGTAGAGTAAGAAGTGTAATAAGAAAAATAGAAAGGACAAATCCTTTAATTCCTACACAAAAAAACTTATATACCTATAAAGGAAAATTAATTCCTTTTTGGATAACACCAAAAGGATATTGTAGATGCACATTAAATATTGATGGGATTAAAAAGAATCATTTAGTACACCAATTAGTTGCAAAATCTTTTATAGATAATTCTGAAAATAAAAAACAAGTTAATCATATTAATTGTATAAAAACAGATAATAGACTTAAAAACTTAGAGTGGGTTACAAATTATGAAAATTATTTACACGCTGTAGAAAATGGATTATTACATTATCAAAAAAAAGATGACTTTAAAAGAAACATATAAACCGAAAGAAGTAAACGTAAAGAAATTACAAATATTTTTAAATAAATTAGATAAAAAAAATGATACAAGTAATTAATATAGGAACAACTGCAAATGATGGTACTGGTGATACAGTAAGAAATGCGTTTGATAAAGTAAATGATAACTTTACTGAAGTTTCAAAAGGTTTATATGCACAAACTGCTTTAGGTACACCTGTTATCTCAGCAAGCGGTGAAGCATCTTTAATTGGAACTGGAGTTGGAACGTTAGTTGTTCCTGCGAATGCTTTTAAAGTTGGTGATTCATTTACTGCTAAAATGTGTGGACAATTATCTTGTGCTAATAATCAAGTTTTACATTTAAGAGTTCGTTCAAATGGTGTTGTTATAATAGATGCTTTAGAATACACTTTAGCTACTTCTACAAATAAAATATTTGATTTAATATTAGATTTTACAATAACAAAAATAGGTGGTGCAGGAGTTGCTGAATTATTTGCAAATGGAAGTTTTACATATAATAAAAATGCTTCAACTGCTATTGAAGGAGTTAATTTTGGTTTAATTGATAGCACTTTATTTAATACAACCGTAAATAATACATTATCAATTACTGGACAATGGATAACATCGAATGTAGCAAATACAATACGTTCTCAAAATTTCACTTTAACTAAAGTTTACTAAAATGGCAAATAACATAGACTGGGGACAGGGAGCAAATAACAATAAAATAGGTTGGGGACAAGGTGCAATTAATAATTTAATTTCTTGGGGTTATTCTCATTATATTAGTTGGAGTCCTGAAACAGAATTAGTAGGAAATGAAGGTGTTATCAATAATAATTTTGCTACAAGAGTATTGACTGACTTAGGGATTATAGAAGCACAATCTTGTTTATTACAAACATTAGAAAATTTAGATAGAATATGAGTTTATTAGATAAAGCGAGTTTAATTGTAACTCCAAATGCTTACAAAGCAAGTAAATTGTATTCAGTTGTTCCATCAAGTGGAGCAGGTGATATGGATGTTGTAAGAGCAACAACTGCAACAAGAGTTAATAGTTTAGGATTAATTGAAAGTGTTGCTTGTAAAGTTCCCGCTTTTACTACTTCAAAAACAATAGTAGACGCTCTAAAAGATATTCCTATATAATCTGTAACCGCTGTAGCACTTGAACTAATTGCAAAATACGTTTGAGTTACTCTTGAGTTTAAATTAACATCAACAAAAACTGCACCCTCTGTTTGTCCTATTAAACTACTTATTCCTGTTTTAGAAATAACATCAGCGTTACGTGTTACTGTTGAAGCTATTGTTGGAATGTATGAAGTAGGATAAGAGCCTGCTTCGAGTTGAGCACCATAAATGTAAAATAAATTATTTTCAGCAGGTGAGAAAAAAGTTCCAGATAATAAATAATATTCTAACCCTATTGTCCCACCTGTAAAAGTAAATACAAATCTTTCCCAAGAAGTAGTTAATGTAAAATCAGTTAAAGCAGTAGAATTTGTACTAAGTCTTACTTTTTGACCATTAACACTTCCTTTTAAATATACACAAAATGAATATTCATTAGTTAAAGTAATAAAATTTCCTAAAGAAACAACTCCAGTGCCACTTGGAACAAATGAAGGAGCATTTTGTGTTCCATCAGGACTTATTGAATTAACCGTTATGTTTGCCATATAAACGGTATTCTCATACCATAAAGCAGTATCTCCTGTGCTAAACCCATCTGCTAAGAAACTTCCAGCATCTTCTCTAAAGAATACCCCTGCTGTTGAAACATCCCACTCAACACCTCCTAACTTTGTCGTTTCCCAAATCACATCTATTTGTTGGATTAACTTAAATTTCTGCATAACAGAACCAGCTAAGTTATTTGTGTAATTAGTTAAATCGCTCCCAAATGATGAACCATTAATCCATTGCTTTAAATACTGTTGTGATACTATGCTTACTACTACTCCCATTAGAATTTAAGATTATTTAAAATGTCTGTTGCTGCTTTTAACCCCTCGTTCATCCTTGTTAATTTTCCATGAATTTCTTTATCTCCTTTACCTACAACTGAAACAATAGAATTTAATAATTCAGTTGGTTCAAAATCTTCGCCATTGTTCATTGCTTTTTTAATTCCAGCAAAGAATTTTTTTTGCTTCTCGTCTTCAATTTTATCTAATTGCGACCAGTCTATTTTTGTTGCATCTAACTTCATTCTGCTTCTATAAAATATTCAACT